ATATATATCACTCGGGGTAGGGAGTACTCCGTCCAACTCGGGATTTTCATTGATATACCTATCCACCCTATCTTCATGGTTCCCAAGAACAACGTACATCTCAGGCAGTTTCTTCTTTGCCTTCTTGATCGGTGCCATCAACGTATTGACTGACGTTTGCAGACTTTGGATATCTGCCAGCAGTCGCTTGCCTTCGGCACGCTTGGTCTTGCGGTCGTATGTGGAGAGGCTATTGAAGTCTCCCCAGTCTCCGATCTGCACTACCACATCAGGCCGTTGGTCTACGATGTACTTACCGATCCATTCCATGTGCTCCTTCGTAACGTCTGGCCTGTCTTGCAGGTCAGGGATTACAAGGTGCTTGCGGGGCTTAGTTGTCATCGTCGTCCTCCACGATCAACCCATTAGCCACCGCGACCCTGTAGTTAGCCTCGGCTACGTGAGTGTCTATGTCATACCCGTGAATAGAAATCCATGCGTGGTTCACGTACGTCAGCGTGGTAACAACCTCCTTGCCAAGCCATGGCTTAACAACGCACTCCATTGTTTCGGCGTAGCGCAGCCACTTATTACGCTTTGCCTTTCCACCAAGTACTTTAACTATACGAGCCATTGGTTAGGAACCTCCTTACCTATTACATACTGCATACCATACTTCTCACACCAATCAGAGTAGCGTGTATCCTCATCTATCTTCCCGTTGGACATGAACATCATGCGGATATCAAGGTCTGGGTTGCTCTTAAGAACAGCCCGCATCTTACTGCGGTCAGTACTCTTGAAGTATCCCTTGGCCTCAACGTATAGCTTCGTTCCGTCCTTGCGAGTGATAACAAAGTCAGGCGTGTACTTGTGCTTCTTGGCTACCTTGCGGCTACCACACTCACAACAGAAACCACCGCGCACCGTGTCATCATACTCCAGTTGCTCAGTCTCGTACCCAAACGATACCTTGCGTTTCTCAAGGTTCGTCTGGATAGAGGACTCATACTTACTACGGGTGCCAGTAGCTTCATCCACCTTGCCTTTCTTCTTGCGTGGCTTGAAGCTGCGGCGATAGCTCATTCAACCAGCCTTGCGATCAGTGAGGTCTGCGCCATCTCAAGGATGCCAATACCCGTGAAGGCAGGGCAGTTGATGGTAGCAGTACGGAAGCCATGCTCTCGTGGATCGTCTGCCTCGTCTGATACCAGCACGATGACAGCCCGGTTGTACGGGATGTTCTCCTGCGCCTTAAGCTCAGTGAGTAGCTTCTCTACCTCCTCTACTGCGTTGCACTTCTCGATGTTCTTAGGAGCAGTGTCCTTGCCTCCCGTGATTGATACGAGGTTGCTCATCAGATAATCCTCCCCAACCGTGGCACCTTAGGTACCGACGCTACGTGTACCAGACTAACCGGACCACTAGCATACAGGTACGTATGCAGCCCCTCACCACCGTTGGCATCACGCCAACACACATCAGCAAACGAGCAGTATGAACAGGTAGAGCACAGCTTCATGTTACCGCTCTTGCCCTCAGGTACAGGCTGTAGGCGGGTGCTGTTGTCCGGCTCTTCCCTTCCGATCATATCAACAAGGCCATTGGCATACGCAACCAGAGTCTCCTTGCTCGGGACTTCAGGAATGCGATACGTTACCAAGTGACCAAGCTGTTTGTCAAACGCAAGGAACTCAGCGGTCGTATCACCAAGGGCAGCAGCGTACCCGCCAAGCTGCCACAGATAACCGAACGGGTCATTGTCGGCAAGCGAACCATCCTTGAACTTCTGGAAGGAACGGGATGAAGCAGACTTAACATCCGTCAGGATACCGTTGATGCGTGCGTCAATCTTGCCCCGCAGTACCCACCCATCCTTAAGCGGTACCTCTACCTCCTTCTGGAAGTCAGTCACCTCTTGTCCACTAGCACGGGCCAGTGCAAGGATGAGTGCCTCCGTCACATCACCATACATGAACTTGATTCGTTCATGCGCCATCAGTGTCTTGCCTTGATCCGGCAAGTGGTGCTTGTACCATACCTTACGGAAGCAACCTCCACCGATCTCGGAGAAGTACAGCTTCTTGTTGGTACGTGGCTCGATAGGTCGGCCAGCCTTTACGATTTGGTTCCTAAGAACTTCCTTGCTGATTGCTGCGTATTCATCAAGCACCTCCTCGGGGATGGTAGCTGGCACAAGGCCAGCCCCAATCTCCACGAGCCAAGTGTTGATGCGTTCAGCAGTTGTCTGCTCCAGCATTATGCCCCCGGCGAACCAGTTCGCTCATCGCTCAGCGCATTCACCTCACGCTGACCAGTAGCGTACTCTTCGAACTTGTACGCAAGCACTACGATGGTCTCGGCCCAATCATCGAGACTATCACCCGCCTTGATTACACCGGCGTCACACACCAGCTTGGTAGCGTGGCTCAGTGCGTTCTGGCGGATGATGCTGCGATCCGGATGCAGCGCAGGTACCGGGAACTCCTTGGCTACACCTCCGTAGCTACGACCACCACCGCCGCCACCTGACGATGCAGGCGGAGCACTCGGGGCAGGTGCGCTACCACCACCAGCACCACGATTGATCGTGCTAGTAATTGCCATCTTGCCATACTTCTTCTCAGCTTCGAAGTTGACTTGCTCACCGATACCGAACGCAGGCTTGGTGTAGCCCGCCTCATACCACATACCATCCACGCATACCTTGTGGACAGTGAACGGACGCTTGCCCGGCTTGCTGATAGTCTCGCTGTCGAATGCTTGGATTACACCAGTAACCATGTATGTTTACCTCTCTACGTTATTGAACAACAACACACCTAACACAACTACTATAACACTACGGTTTGTATTTGTCCATATTCCCCCAGTTATATCCGATCTTCGCATCTACGTTCAAGGGCACAAGCATATCAATACCGAAGCTGTCCTTAAGAACCTGTACCACAGTCGGCATTACCTTGTCAACTACCAAGTGATACAGGTCTTGTGCTTCCTGCCCGTAAGCCACGCTGAACATGATCGAGTCATGCACAGTGTTCACGGGTGTAACACCAAGCTCATCCTCTGCACAGTAGTACTGCATCATAACACCCAAGGTGATAGGCACAACGTCACCAGTAGCGAAGCCCTGTACCGGGTAGTTCTTGATCTCCGTTGGACTGAAGCTAGTGTATTCCTTGCGTGTCTCAACAATCCAGTCAGGCGCATCATACTCAGTGAACACATACTCCCTGCCAGTACAGGACTTGAGACTGGATACTCCCCGGGGGTATCCCTTCTCAGTTCGCATACCCCCAGAGGTATACGTACGTCCCTTCTTCACGGCACTGATGTTGTCATCCTGCCACACCTTGACCATCGGATAGCGTGAGTAGAACGCAGCGATCAGCTTCTCTACTACCTTAACGTCGAAGCCGGTCTGCTTGGCAAGACCCTTGGCACTACCTCCATAGATGAGACCGAAGTTAACGCCCTTAACACCGCGCCGTGTCTTCTCATCCATGTCAGCAGGGCTACACCATCCGAATACAGTACGGCCAGTCTCGTAGTGCAGGTCTACGCCATTGCATATGTCAGCGATCAACTGTGGATCACGGCTAAGCTGGGCAAGACCACACACCTCAAGCTGCTTGAAGTCAAACTCAAGCAGGAACTGATGGCCGTCAAGCGGTACGTAGTACTGCTTAACCTCGCCGTCTACGTTCTGAAGGTTAGGCCGAGCACACGACAGACGACCAGTAGCAGTGAGTGCATGGTTGTAGTCTGGGTGTACAAAGCTACCCTTCTCAGTATCGTAAGTGTTCTTGAGAACACCGTCGATATAGGTACCAACGATCTTCTTGCAACGGCGAAGCTCACGCACCTTGAATGCCAGCTTGAATGAGCGAGCAAGTACATCAATAACATCGTCATCCATGGGATGCAACAGCGTGTACGACTTGCTGCTCTTGGTTGGCAACCATGGCAGGTGCTTAGTCTTGAACGTAACAAGTGCTGTGTCGTTCTTGTACTTGACCTGCCCTGCTTTCTTCCCTGACTTGTACGTAGTACCCGTCGGTACCTTAACGTCAAGCACAGCAGTACCACCGAAGAAGTAGGAGGACAGCATAGCGTCAGTGCACAGCGAGTCCTCATCCTGATTCAACACAGCGTCAGGAGGAAGGGAGCGCTTGATCTCATACATCAGCTCAACAACAATGTCGTCACGGTAAATCTGCATATCACGCTCAAGCTGCATCTTCAGGGTTACAAGCCCGGCCTTGTCTACACGCAGCCCGTTGTACTGCATAAGCGTGGTCATCAACCGAGCATGGTTCATGTACATGATGAGAGGCAGCTTGTTACTAAGAACAGCCTGCTCATACTGCTTCTTGAACACAAGCTCCGTGTTCTCAAGGTCAGCCTCAAGGTACGGAATCAGTACCGACTTCTCAATCTTGTCAGCACCGATGCCATTGGCAAACATATCGGACACGTATGAGTCCTTGATCGTACCGCCGTACAGTGTAGCCAGTTCATCGAGGGATGCCATGCGTGTCTGTTGTCCAGACAGTACGTACTCAGCTATCTGAGTGTCCCAGATACGCAAGCCAGCATTGATGCATTCTTCGATCCAGTGAGTTCCCATCTCCTTGATGATGTAGTGCAGGTCGAACGTAATGTTCTGGCCTACGAGCAGTGCACCATGCTCCATCTCAGCAAGTACAATTACATCAATTCCATCACTGATTGATTTAATAATTTCTGTCTTAACACCACTGATGACAACCCTGTTCTCAGGAACAAACGCAGTGCCATTGTTATCGGTGATGGTGGTCTCGCTATCGTATACGATATAGCGGGGTAGTGTTACTGTCATTACTTCCTCCAGTCCTTACCGTACAAAGCACGCAGTTCGTAAACACACAGCCTGTTCATACGACGAAGCACAGCTTTGCGCATCTTCTTAGTTATCCCATCCCTATACTTACGAGACTCGCCATCAAAAGCGTCTTGGTTGTTCCAGTAGTAGCGCCCGTGTTTGTTCATTTCTCCTCCTGCGCCTTGGCTGCTGACCGCACGACCTTGAGCGCGGCCCGTATCTTCTTTGGTGCCAGCATGGCTAGAATTTCAGCGTCAGAATGGCGCTCCGCTAGCATCGAGAGAAACGTCCCGATGGACAGCGCGTCGAAGTCCGCCAAAGTAATGGCCGCCCGCGTAGGCGGTACGTTCGGGCCGTAACGGTCTTGGCAATTCATTTCCCCTCCTGCGCCTTGGCGGCGAGGATGGCGGCGTCTACTAGCCTGCCGGCTTCTGACGGCAAGCAGTCTCGTTTCCAGTACGGAAGCGATAGCTTGCGGATAACAACTAAAGCATCGTATGAGTCCATGCACCGAAGTCCTCCGTCGTGCGCTACCGATGCGATGTGCTTAATCGCCGCATCCCTCGTGTCGTCCTGCGAGGGGACGGGGATGGAGCATTGCTCACACTCATAAGTCCGCAGTCGCCCGTGCTCGCAGTACATGTGCGGCTTCCACTCTGCGATCAAGTTGTCGGCGTCCGTCACCTGCTCCCGCAGCGCGGCGAGTTCTTCTCGGCATTGCACCCATTGCTCACGGGCATCCTCAAAGCATTTGTTGGCTTGGTCAAGGTCGTGATTTAGTTGGGCAATCTCTGCGCGCTGGTGTTCAGCGTACAGCGCATCGTCCTGCTCCCGCAGCGCGGCGAGTTCTGCGCGCAGGAGGTCTATCAGGTCAGTCGCAGCTACGCAGGTACCGTAGCTAACACCTTCATCTTCATTGCGAAGCGTATCAGTAATGTTATACATACAGTTACTCCTTGTTCTTAAGAGCTTCGATCAGCTCGTCAATGTTTACTACCTTGCACATATCGCACAGCGTACGGATAGAAGAGAGCACATCGTCTAGCTCGTCTTGGATATCCTCAAGGGATGCTATCTCGCAGGTCATGTCATCACACAGTGTTTCGAGTTCTTCAATACGAGCAGCAGCGTATTCGATGTAATCAATCGCGTCCTTCGGATTCATAGTACCTCCTCAAGAATATCTTCCACGCTGTCCATCAAACCTTACCTCCTCCTTCCCGTGGGATAGGGTTACATCCACCCCCGGAGTAGGTGGAATCTTGTTCTTAGGAATGTTTAGCCAACGTGTGTCCTCGATACCGTGCATCGCACCAATGGTAATGAGTACGTCAGCCTCACCCTGAATAGCTGTCTTACTGTTGTACAACTGGTCCTGATAGATGTACTTGCAGTTCTCAGCAGTAGCGTCAGCCTGTGCTACCACGAACACAGCAGCGTCGTACTCAGATGCAAGGCCACGTGCCCACTGGTACAGAAGGCGAAGCCGTTCCGTCTCATTGCCGCCTTCCTTGAATCCCTTCACCTTATCCAGTACGTTGAACACGATGAGCTTGTAGTTGCCGTTCTTAAGGACACGCTCAACATCATACGTTGTCATCCGTGCTCGGTTGTATACCTGCACCTTGTCCTTACGCCCTGCCTCCTTGATGAACCGTGCCTCAGCACTAGC